TAGTATAAGATTATTTAGGAAGGAGCAGAAGAGATACCTGCTATAACTAACACATCTCCTGATACTATTCTATAAACAGATGAACCTGAACCTATTAAAACATCATATACATATCTTCCTTCTGTTAGAGTTCTAGTATCAGTAGACCCTAATGACAATCTAAATTCTCCACCCTTAGCACTAGTAAATCCAACTTCAAAGGTTCTTAATGCATATGCAGAAGATCCTATTGCTACACTTTTAGCAAGTTGAGCAGAACCAGTATATCCAGTAAAATCGAAAGCAGTACCAGAAGTACCAACTACAGTATAGTCAGCATCTAAATCTGCTCCAGTATTAATGGTGAGATTGACGCCATAGGCAACACCTGCACTAGGATCAAAAGTAAGAGTGTTTTTAGCCATTAGAGAGTGCTCTTAGTAAAGTTTTAATTTCATTAATATCATCTTTTAAAGATTTCAAATCATTCTCCATATTATCTATTCTTTCACCTCTATGCCTTTTTTTAGCACGAAGTGAAAGATAGTTATTATATTCAACTGAATTTGTATTCAAAATAGCATTAGTGTTCTCATCACGTATGAGACTGCTATGTCCATCAACTTTTTTCATATTATGCAAGTGCAATGACTCTTAGATTTTTGACTCTAGGTGGTTGAGCCTGATTAGTACCAGTACCTACTAATTTAATACTAAAGTATCTAAAAGTAGGAAGATTATCAATAGTAAATTCATAATCTTTCCATACAACCTGATCTGAAGTATATGCTATAACATCAGTCTTAGGAAGTGCTTTATCTGGCAATCCACTGTTTTTAGCAGGATCTATAACTTGTCCAGAAGATAATAAATTAGGATATCCAGGGAATGGCTTATAGATCAATTCATCCTCAGGTCCTTCAGCAATTGCATATAGTGCTCTAAGATCACTAGTCACATTAATATGACCTTCTAAATGAATCTTAATTGAAGTTGCTCCATTCTCTAAGGTAACTGGTTTAGAAGCATATACAAATGCATTAGGATCATCTTTCAATGTACTAACTCTATTATCAGTAATCCAGTCATCAATTGGATTATTAATTCTATTAGAAGTTAATATAACTCCAATCCTATCCAAATCAACCATAGGAGAAATAGATGAATCTAAACCATATAAATTTAAACTCATAGTAAATGATCTATTCTCAGGAAGATTTGGTAATAAAGTAGTTTCATTAATTCTAGAAGCAACCATTCTAGGAGTAGACATAAAGTTATCACTTATTATACTAATATCTTCAAATCCTTTATCCACGAAAGGAGTTTCTGACCCATCTACACTAGCTGCTGTGATAGTTCTAATCTGAGCAGATACAGTAGTTCCTCCAGGAGTTATATTCTGAACTATAGGAGTTACTATTTCAAAAGGAATATTTTCAGTTGGGATAATATCATATCCACCAGTAGATTTAGTTTCATTAAAATATAATTTTGGTAAACTAGTTCCAACTGAACGATCTACACCATTAGTAGACATATCTACTTTAATATTATAATAATCTATTCCTAAAGAATTAGAAACAGTAGCATTTGATATATTGTGATCAGTGTTAATTCTTCTTAAAGAAACACCATTTAATTCATACTTATGAACAAAATCAAGTTCAGTATGATTAAGAGTTTGTGTAGAATCTACCCCTCTAGTAACACCAGTTAAAGTGTTATTAACTACTCCACTATAAGAAAGAATTTCAGTTCCTATCTTAACATAACCTAAGTTAGTAGAACCAACACCCACATTTTCAAATGAAGCAAATTCTGTTCCATCATTTACTATGATAGATCCAGTAGAAGTTGAATCATAATCAGCTGATAATTGAGTAGGTATAACATCAGATGAAACATCTGTAAGTGTTACTACATTCTCAGTTGAATACATTCCATGATTCTTTTGATTAACCTTAATATGCAAACCATCAGTTGTAGTTACAGGATCTCCTGATAACCAAACATTGCCACCAACACTATGATTAAGAGTAACTATTCCAGCACTAGTAATATACTGAATTGTCTTACCTACACCAGTAACAAAATCTCCTTGTACATTATCAAGGATATATTCATTAACACCACTAATTGCTGCAATTGAGAATTTAATATCTCTTCCTAATGAATTAATACCTACAGATGTGATACCAACAACATCACCTACAGAATAACCACTACCACCATTTGCTATAGTTGCAGCAGATGCTACACCATTAGTAATAGTAATGTTGGCAGTTGCATTTCTACCATAACCAGTAATAGTATTAAGCGAAACATCTTGATAAGTCCAAGCACCTGAAGATGGTGTAAATCCTATTCCAGAATTTGTGATAGTTAAATTACCATTTGCTGTTCCTGCAGTTCCTACAAAATTACCACTAGCATTACTACCATACTGTTGAATAGTATTTCCTAATGTTACTCCAGTATCTGATATAGTAGTATTAAATCCTATTCTTATTTTATTAGAATTAATACTAAATGCTTCTCCTGTTAATGGAGCAATAGTCTCAGAATATGTTAATAAAGGAGGATTATGGAAATTAATAGATCCTGTTTGTTCAACAAACTGTGCTCTATAAAGAGTGAACTTAAGATCTTCATATTGACTTGGGTTCCAAGTTTCTCCATTTTGAGATTTAAATAGAGAACCTAGTGTAGGTTGAGAACTAACAGTTATTTGCTCAGATTCAGGATTATCCTTAGTTTGAATGTCAATTTCTCCCATTCTAGAAATCCAAGCAGTATATTCATTACTTACAGATAAAAGAACCACAGCATAAGATTGACTACCAGAAAGGAAAACTGGAGATGGGAAAGTAACTGTTGTAACAGCAGTAGCATCATCAGATACATTAACTTGGTCAGGATCTAAAACAACTTCACCAAAAGGAATTATTTCAGTAGTAGGAACTCCTGATTTCATTGTTCTTAATTGAACACTTACTGGTAGGTATTCGTCTTTAGCACCAAAATAAAGATCTACTTTAGTAACATATATTCCAACAGAATTAGATACATAGAAAGATTGTGCTAAAGGATCTGGTTGACCAGCACCACAAGGTTTATTTAATTTTTTATAACCATTCTTACTAGTAATACCAGTCTTAGCAACAAGTGCTTTTCTACCTGCTTCAACAGCTTTCTTTGTAACAGATGCTTTTCCTGCTTTGACCTTTTCAGCAAATTTCAAATGCTTGGTCATTTCATTTTTAGCTGCAGCATACCAAGTGGTAGAACCTTTCTTGATTCCTGCTTTCTCAAGAGTATTGGAGATTGTAGCTCCCCAAAACTTTTTAGCACCTTCAGTTAATGTATGTCCATTACCTTTTCTATCACTATAAGCAGCAGCAATTGGATCAATAAATTTTCCTGTCTGCTTTATTGGACCTGAACCAGTCTGTTGCACCTGATAAGATCCAACCCCATAAGCAATAGGTTTAGTCCATACTTTGGTTTTAGGTGGTTCATCTTTATCTGGTTCTCTGTCTGGTGTCTTGTTATGAGATAAGAATCCTTCACAAATATATGTGTGAGCATCCTCAACAGTTATTTTTACAACATCTCCTTCTCCAAGTTGAGTAGAATTAGTTAATTCTACTTCTCCATCAAGAAGAGAAACTTTCTGACCTACAACAAGATTCGAAGAAGTAACCCATTCATTGTTAGAATAGAATTTGTGAGATGTTGAACATTTAATCTTATTTCCAGAGAAATCAAGTTCCAATATAGGAGCTTGTTTAATTCCCACATATGTAACCTTATGATTACCACGAACTAAAGTATCTTCATGTAATGTATCAACTAGATCTCCAACTTGCAATTCTCCTGCTGGTTTTGTAGAACCATCAGACATAAGAATTGTCATGTCTGGAGTTGGGCATGGGCCAGGACCTGGTGGATCTGGCCTTGGTGGTCGGGGTGGTGAAGGAGGATTTCTTCTACCTATTACCTGAGTATTGACGCTAGTGGTTTTCTGACCTTTTACTGCTTTATTTTCAGTTCTTGTGATAGTATCAGTAGCAATATTCTTCACACTAATAATAGTTGCCTGTAAGGTTTCAAGATTTCCTGTTGCCTCAAATCCTTTTACAGCATCAGTAGTAACATTTCCTTCTACTTGACTATTAAACTTATTACTTGTAAGTCTGAATGATTTTTTACCAGTCTCAAACTTTGGATTTGCTATATCATTAGGATTAGGAATAAAGAATGAACCAATAACACCTCCAACATTATCTGTTTTAAGTCTCAAATTAGAAACTGAAGCTTGAGCATTAGATGTTTGTCCTACTAATTTAAGACCTTTTTCAATATGTCCATAAAAAGTATTATCTGATTTTTCAGCTAAACTTTCCATATCTATATTCAAAATAGAAGATGTTGAAGAATATAATTCAGGTATAGTAGAAAGATCAGAAGATGCTGAAGGTTCTGTAGATGTATTTGTTGATGATGATGGAACAATAGTATCAAGTAATATAGCATCAGTTAAAATTGATGACCCTGCTTGATAAAGAGGAGTAAATTGATAATATGGATTAACCTTATAAACCTCACTAGGATCATCTATAGGTCCTCTCTTATGATTTGATTGAGCTACCTTAAATCTAATTAATTGTTTTCCGTTAGATGTAGTTCCTATAACAGTCTCTCCTACTTGGAAAGTTCCTGTAACCATTGAAATCTCAATAAGTTTTGGAATAATATATTTGTTAACATCTTCTCCATCAAAGAATGCATAAACTCCAGTTAAAGGTTTTAATTTTTTAGCGTCAAACCTCATATTACGCTGTCTCATATAAGCACTTATCTGAGTATTAATTACCTTAGGACCTTCATTAATAGTACTAAAGGTTTCTCTAACAAGTTTCTTAGTTCCCTTTCTAGTTGAAGTTCCTGTTTTCTGTCTAGTCGTACTTACTCTATGATATTTTGTATTTCCACTCCACCAAGTCACTTTTCCAGATTCTTTGACTTCTTCCCCAGTCCAATTAGTTGTCCAAGCACCCCAAGTTACTGGACTATATCCAGTTCTAGAATCAAACTCAGAAGCACTTAACTGAGATGAAGTATTAGTATAAGTTGTAAGATCTTCATGCTTAGCTTCAAGTACAACTTGATCTACCCAAATATCAGAATCTGGAAGAAGATCTATAGTTCCTCCATAGTAACTAACAAGATATGGAGTAACATTCTCAACTCTAGTAGCAAAAGGTTGTTTTATGTGTTCTATATCATCATAATCTAGAGTTAATGCCCTACCAGTTTTTCTAATCCCATTTGCACTATCTAAATCTAATTTTAAATCAAGTAAAGTTGTATGAGGAGAAGGTCTTAATTCTCCATTTCGATAATCAATAGAATTTTTTACAATAGTATTTTTAATTTGATTATCAGTATTGGAAAAATCATCAACAAAGAAACCAGATTTAAACCTATTTAATCCATCAACATCAGTAATATTCATATTTAAAGCATCATTCTCTAATAATGTAAGAGATGTATAGAACTCTAAATTCTCAATTCTCTTTTCAAGTTTGTTGATATCACTCATTTGATATCTCTTATAATTAGCAAGTTCAATACTTGCATCATTAATATTAAAGAGATATGGTGGTAACTTAACTGAAGCTACTTCCAATGCTCCATCTATAGGAACAGGAAATTCTGGAGTTTCTGCAGGAACCCCATTAACTAATTGAAAATCTCCGTCTTTATTAAGATAAATTTTATCAAATCTAGGAAGATAGAATGAATAATCTAATAAAATAGAACCATCAGATGCTAAAATATTTTTAGCAGAATTTCCAGATCCATCAAATGATCTTCCTAAAAATTCAAAAGGTGATCTAGAAGTTCCTGAAAAATCACTAACTCTAGGTCTAATATCAATAATATCACTTACACCTGTTTCATTAATATCAGGTAAATCCTTATATTTAAAATTATTATATGAATTAATAGTAGTAATATCCCCAGTATCTGAAGATGTAAAATAAGCAGATTCAAATATAATACTTAGCTTTCTAAATGGAGCATCAAATTCTGATCTTCTTATTAATCTAGAATAATCATAGATAGTATTTCTTTGACCATCATCATACGTAAATTCTTGAGTAATATTATTAGAACCTATAGTTAAAGAAGATACTGTAGCAGTTATTCCAGATTCTTCAAAAGTGACAATTTCTCCAACATTAAGATCTAATTCATTTGTGGTTATATAGTTAATATTAGAATCATCATCTTTACTTACATATATTCCTCTAAAATTGCTATCAGAACCAACAAAAGTTTCTCCAATTAAAAGATCTCCTGTTTTTCCTGTTGAACTATTAATAGAACTTAAAGTAACTTTAGGTAAAGCTGGATTGTTAGTATCTTTAGATTCAAATACCGCATGTACTTTAACAACATCAGGAACATTTAATGAAATTTCTTCATCTTGAACTCTAGTTCCATAAACTGTACCATAAGTAAGTCCATCATTTAATGTTGTAGTTCCAATTCCAGAAGAGGAATCATTAGAATTAAATATATTTAAAACATTAATTTTTTGTCTTTCTTTAATTTTAGAAGTTACATTTACTTTACGTAATGTAGCAATTAACTTAGCAGTATCATTAGTACCTAATCCATTAATAGTTAAAGAAGTAGAACCAGCATTAAAATCAAATTTATCAGCAGATAAAGATTCTGTAGAACCATCAGTTCTTATTAAAATATAATCCTCTTCATCATAAGGTAAAAATGTTTCATTAGCACTTCCGCTACTAATAGTTTCAGTAGAATTATTAGTAATAGTAACATCAAATTGTTTTCTAATTGTAATGTGAGAATTAGTTAAATCTACTTGTGCAATATGCTCCTTAGGAAATTTAGTATATAAATTATTATCTGTAGAAGATTGGAATTGAGAAGATAATACTTTAAAATTAGATGGGTAAATTTGTGATGTAGGCAATCCACCTTCACAAATACCAGCAACAGTAGTAACTCCAGAAATAGTTAAAGAATGTTGAGATACACTTTCAATTCTAGCGAAAGAAACTGTACTAATCCCACTAATATTAGTATTGGTGTAAGAAACAAGATTTCCAACAGTAGCTATTCCAACAAAATATCTTGTAGGATCTGGAAGAGTAACAGTAGAAATTCCTAGATAAGCTCCTGAAGTAGTGGCAGCACTAATATTAACTTCCCCTATATGGAATAAACTAGTTTGTTTTACGTCAGCATTGAATGTACTAGCAGTACTTACAGTTCCATGAATAGATTTAATATCATTAGTAGAATAAGAAGTGGAACCTGCTGAAATATTACCACTTTCTATTCCATTAAAAATAAATTGTTCTCCAGGAATAAATGTTCCTTTGGTGTTATATGCAGTTACAGCAGTACCAGAACTTACACTATATCTCAAATAACCCGTAGCACCACTAGATTTTCCTTTAATATGTGTAGGAACAGTTAAAGTAGCAGCTGTATTTAAAGTTAAATCTGTATAGGTTTGAATATCATATAAAGAAATATCCCACTCATTTTCATTTGGTCTTGAGGTATTATAAGAACCAGATTCTAAAGCAAAATCATATACACGTGCTAATCCTATTTCTTTACCAGCAGCAGTAGTTCCAGCAGCACCAACTCTTTGACTTCTTAAACTAACTGTATAATCAGTTCCTATACCTATTACTGGTGATCCAGAAACTCTATTTAAAGTAAAAGTTGGTCCAGTAACATAATTTATACTTTGATTTTCTAAAGTTTTGGTAGTTCTGGGTTTTTCAAAATCTATAAAAGTAGGAGATATAGTTTCTACTTCATATCCTTGAATATAAGCTTTTCCTGGTGAAAATTTATAAGTACCTAAATCTTCACTAGGAATATTATCATTATAAGTTACTTGATCTTTTGTAAAAATTCCATTATTTCCTTCAAAGTCATTTAAAGTATTTTTAGTTGTAAGACTATATGGTTTTATATAATAATTACCTGATTCATCATAAGTTCTAGCAGCTAATTCAACTGCTAATTCATTATAATCTTGATCTTGAGCAATTGAAACTATATTTCCATCTCTAACCTCCATCAATTCTATAAAATTAGATGGTTTGTTAGCATCATATGGATCTATAGCTTTTAAAGTTACAGTTATACTTAATCTATCACCTCCAGGAGCAGTATAATTACTAAATCCCGCAGCATTATCTTTTAAATCTTGATCTAAATCAGAATTAACTATATCTTCAGTTATTCGTAATCCAATTTTAGCATCAACATCCCACTCATAAGGATTTATAATAATACTTTGAGCTGGTACATCTACAAAATATCCTCTTACATAATATACACCTGCAGATAAAACAGCAGCTGCTCCCTCAAAAGCACATTGCTCATTAACTGTTTGAGCAACAGACTGTCCTGGTTGAAAAATTAAATCAGTTTGTGATGTCTTTAATACATTATTATCTAATAATAAACTTTCTCCAGAACTAAAAACTATATTATCTTCTCCACCAGTATTTAAATAGGTAACAAACAAGAGATACCAATCCTCTTCAAGAGGTATTCCAAGATATGATGTTATTTTAGCTTTTACTCCACTTTCACTACCAATTACTACTTCTCCTACAAGATCACCCAAATAACTTTCTATATCTACTCCTTCATTAAATATTTGAACTCTAACAGAACTATATCCGCCACTAAATCTAACTCCCCCTCCAGTTACAGAAGCACCTTCTTTAAAAACATGATTTCCAAATTTTTCAATTTGGTTTTGAATAATAGATTGAATTCCAGTTAATTCACGTGCTTGTACTGGCAATCCAGGTTTAAATAATATCTTACAATAATTATCATTAGTATCAAAATCGTCAAAATAAGGTGCGACGTTTAAATTTGTTTCCTGTGGCATGATTCTTTAGAATTGCAAAATGACTTTGATATCTTCTCTTTGGTTAGCAGACCTAGTAATAGAAGGTCTGTTATCAACATATATTATATTTCCAGAGTACTTTTTAACTTCAGGATTAGCAACACCCTGAGTAAAACTCTGACCAAGGTAATATGTTCTATTATTTATTACCGTACTTATACCAGGACTACCAGCACTTCCAAAGTTAGTATCTATCCCTAAAGTACCTTCATTACTAGCAATATTTACATTTCCTCCAGTTGTTGGATTTGCTGTAAATGAATGTAATGATAATCCATATGTAGGATCTGTTTTCAAAGAACCATCACTGTTAAATCCAACAAGACTCTTATCTTGCCAATATTTTAACACACCAGTTGTTTGATCATAAGACACAACCCTACCAACTGCAGTAGATCCAACCCCAACTGTTTGAGTTACTTGACCATCCAAATTAAAAGTAGCAGTTGTATATCCTGCTCCAATAAGTTTTAATGCATATAAAGCACTAGCTTTAGTTATAGTTAAATTAGAAGTTGAATCATAAGCTTGTGGGTTTTCAACTATACCGATTCTAGCAATTTGGTTTCCTGTTATAAAATCAGGGTTTTCTGCATCATTTTCAATTTTAGAATAAATTAAAACATTACTTGCACCTAATTCTCTATAGATATCTGATCCATGTCCCCCTTGAGGTGGGATAATAACATTAAAGATTGGAGTAATAGTTCCTGTAGGAACTCCACCACCAACTAAATCAATAGTTCCATAGGTATATCCAGAACCACCTTTTGCTATGTTTATAGACTCTACTTTTGCATCATTATTAATAACTATAGTTGCTTCAGCACCAGAACCATCACCACTTACTGGAACTCCAGTGTAAGTTCTATTAGCAGTTCCTATACCAGATCCTCTATTAATAATAGTAGCTATTTTTAATTGTCCACTAGTAGATGCATTATCTCTTACCGCAGCATTATCTGTACTTGTTTCCCAATCATTAGGTACTGGTATAAAATTAGTAGAATCAAATTTAGCAATATCACTAGGTTTAATAGTATAAAGATATTTCCAAATATATCCATCACCACTATCACCAGCTGCTTTAGGTTCTAAATCAGTAAAAGTTGGTTGATCTAGTGATGGTCTTCCAGTAGTATTTTCTGGATCTGTTCCATTCTGTAAACAAATATAGACTTTAAAATCTTCGTTAACTACGTAATATTTTGCTGAATATAAATTAGTTGCACCAGAAGGTTGAGATGTATTTGTTCTACTAATATCTCCACGATACATATCATAAGTTATACCTGAAGTCCAGGTATTTTTATTAACCATCCTACGTACATCTGAAGAAGTTATTTTCTTCAATGCAATCATAGTATCCCAATAATCATCTTCCTGATCAAAACTATCCTTAGGTGCAGGAGGGTTAGCATCCCAAGTAGAAGAATAATTAGTAGCATTAGGTAAACCAACAAAAGAATAATATGAATTAGCAGTAGAAGTTGCAGCAGAGACAAAATTCTCAGCATTCAATATTCTAAGTTGATCAGTTATAATGGCTGACATTTTTACTATTTTTTTAGTTATTTATGTGTTATAATTTACGTATCTTAAAGGATTAACTCTTTCAATTATTGGAGAACTAGATATACCACTCAATCCAGTAGAATTACCAGCATAAGAAGTAAATACTCTTGCTGATCCTCTAGGAGGAGTTTGTATTCTTCCCCAACTATATTCACCAAAGAATTCGCTATATCCAAGTCCAGTTAATCCATTATAATCTTGTACACTAACTGTTACTTGTGCAACATATGTCAATCCAATTCCTATACCCATAGTTTGAGCAATAGAAACTTGAGCAACCTCATATACATTATCTAAGAAAGATGTTCCTATACCAACTACAGTACCATCTTGATATAAAGAAGTTACTGAAGCACCAACATTAGAATTAGTAACTGTAAAGTAATATCCAGTTGTAATACCACTAACAGTTAATGCACTTCCAACAATAGAAGCATCCCTGAATAATGATTCTTTTGGAAGTAGTAGATCAAATACAATACCAGTAGATGCTACACCAACAGATGTTGTAGAAATGCCAGATATAATTCCAAAATCACCAGAGTATGATACATTCTCAATAGTTTCTATTGAAGCGATTGATTTAGGTTCACCTATCAAAACTGATGGAGCAGCAGTATTGGTATAAGCAAAACCAGTAGTAGTTCCTCCATAAGAAACTGTAATAGCATTGACAGTTCCTACTCCACTTATAGTAGCAGTTGCTCTAGCTCCCTGTGAAGTAGTATATCCTACAGGTGTAGTAATAGAAACTGATGGTGCTATAGTATATCCAACTCCAGGATTTGTAATATCAAATGAAGTTACAGTTCCAGCAGCTGAGACAAATGCAGTAGCAGATGCACCAACTAAACTATCTTGAGAAATAATTCTAATATCAGTTTGTCCATTGTAATTTTCTTTAGAACTATCAAAGAATGTTCTAATATTAGAAACAAAGATTACAGTAGATCCTACACCAACAGATTGAATAATATTAGTATTAGGATAAATCAATGGTTCATAATGTGGTCTATCCTTAGTAACTGCAGTACCATCAATAAACTTATCTGCAGTTTGTCTAGACCAATTAACAGATCTTTGGAAACTTTCATTAGTAGTAATACCAGGACCAGCGTATGGATTTGTATCAACACTATCAGAAGAATTTATAATAGTAACTGTTCTCTTATTTTCCTCTAAAGCAATATCTTGATCATATAATTTTAATTCATCACCTTTCTTAACTGTTTCTAGAATATCAACATTAGCAACATCTACAGATCCAGTTCCTCTATAGAATAAGATCTTAGAAGTATCACCTTCCTTAGGTGCTTCTTTAAAGGTTATAAAACTACCACCTTTAAAGGTATAACCAACATCAGGAACCTGAAGAATATCATTAATGAATACTAATAAAAGAACTTCAACATCTATATTAGAACCAGGTTTGGATTGAATTGTTTGCTGCACTCCATTTAAATTTAATGCAAATGAAGTTGTTTTACCATCAAATAAAGAATTTAAAGGATCTAAAACTTGGAAATCTCCAACTGTCCATCCAGCAAAACTATCACTTACAGTTTCATTAACTGTGAGTTGGAATTCTCTAAATTCAGTAGCACCTGCAGTTGGAATACCTACAGCACCACCAACACCTATAGTTAACTTTTGAGTTTCACCATAACCATATCCTTGATTAGTAATTTCAAAATCAATTACACTACCACCCAATCCAACAACTATATTTGCTCTTGCTTCTGATCCTATTCCAGATTGATTTGAAGGATAGAATAAAGGCATATTATCATAAGATAATGGTTCATCTATAACAACAGTAGGAGGATTAGTTGAGGTGTAACCAGTACCAGGATTAGTAATAGCAATACTTACAATATTACCACCACTAATAGCAGCAGTACCAATAAATTCAATATTAGGTGCTCCTGTACTTAGTGTCTGAACCCCTACATTAACTATTGTTTGAATACCAGTTCTATACCCAGATCCACTGTTTCCTATGCTTACAGAACTAATAGTACCCAATCCAGAAACAACTGCAGTACCACCTGCAGCTACTAGTGGTTGATATCCTAAACCTTCAGTAGAACCAACAGAAACAATAACACCTCCTAACGGTACATTAGAACTATTAGGATCTGAAGTAACTGAAGATATAGATCCTGTAAATTGTACACTAGTAATTCCTGTAGCACCTTCGATTAAAGTGTAATCTCCTGGAACATGAACTCCACCAGTATATCTTTGTGGTCCTTGAGGAACTTGATTAACTAATATTAAAGCATTATTTGTAGAGAATCCTGCTACGTTACTTCCATCAGACTTAAGAGTAAACTGAGTTGTCAATCCAGTAAAGTTAGAAGAAATATCATCAAAAATATAGTTACCAGCATAAGGTTCATCAGCACTACCAGTAATACCAGATCTCATAAAGGATCTGCCATTAAAAGATGAATGAGTTGCAATACCAACCCAATCCCTTTCATCTGGTTCATTAGTAGTAGTTGATAATGGAGTTAATCCTACAGGAGCAGTAAAGAAGTTAACAGTGCTATCTACAATATTATAATTTCCTTCTACCTTAGTAATTAAAGTTCCATCACTATGAACACCTGATTGTGTACCCATCCAAGGTCTAGTTACTAATAGAACATTGGTAGCACCTAATCCAACAGAATCCACCTTCATAATCTCATCACCAATCTTCAACATATCACCACCAGTAATAGACGTTATTCCTGATAGTTTAATCTTATCTGTAGTAGCAGATACATCAGCAGTAATAGTAGTAGTTACAGCAGTAGAAACTATTGGGGATTGAACCACATTATCAATACTTAATATACATCTTGAGTTTTGCTTCTTAGAAGTAAAGGAATGAGAAGTTCCAACACCAACAGCAGTAATGTCCAAATAAGTAGGTGTAGTCTTTAATGCATTTTCTGCAGAAGTAGCAAGTCTAAGTGTGGTATCATCTACCTTAACAGCATAGACTGTAGAAGGCATTTTATCAGTAGTACCATATCCAGGTATGGATTGTGAGGCAATTTCAATAGCAGAAGTAGTACCAGATCCAGTATATCTGTAAGATAACTCTTCTCCAGTAACAAAATAATGATCAGGTATAGTAATAGTATCTTCAGTCAAATTAACTGTAGTAGCAGCACTTCCTACAAAGTCTCTCTTAAAGATTGGTAGTTGTCTATGCTTAAGGTCAAATGCTCTCTTAACATCAGTCTCAGTAGCAGTATAAGCACCAAATCCAGTATCAATGGTAGCATTAGTTAAATCTATCTCATTAACAGAATTTGCTTCATCAACCAATCTCAAAGCAGCTTGGAATACCCTAACCTGAACATTAGCACTTGCTATAGGAGTAAATGTTAATGTAGTATAATCTCCAGAAATAGCAGCACCAAAATCACCAAGGTTGGTTACAGTTTGGTTTATAGCATATTCTGTTATATAAGAAGTAGTACCATCATCTACTACTATGACTTCTGATATCTGATAATGACTATTAGTGGTATCTTCTACGCATACAACATAATAAGCACCATTAAATGTTTCAGTTTCATACTGTGCTACTGTAGTAGCAGATGGAGAACCACTAGCAGATATAGCAGTATATCTAGAATCTAAATTAGCAGTGTTTAATGATGTAGTACCAACTCCAGCAGATGAAGCATTTCCAAAGTCAACATGTACGGTATTAGCAACATATGTACTTGCAGTAGATACTGTAGGATGAAGATCTAAATGAACTCTAGAACCAGCAATATAAGCACTATATGTTCCAAGTCCTGGTTCACCAGAAGCACTACCAACAATACCTGTAGATAATTGCCCATACTCAATCATATCAACATTAGTTCCATCATGAACCAAAGTTATCTCATCATGTTCCCAATATGAAGCATCACTAGCAGCATAGGATACTAATACCTTAGATCCTCTGTAAGTAGTAGCAAAAGATACAATACTATGCTGTGTGGTAATTCCTAAAGGTATAGTTGTAGTACTACTTGTAATATTAACAATACCACCCAATCCAGTAGAACCTACACCAGCAACACTGTCTGAAATGTTAAATGCAACATTAGAAACATCATAATTATTAAATTTAAATTTCTTAGGATAGAATAACAATCTTCCATCATCACCAGCAATATCCATATCATAGGAACCTAAATCCCCACCAAACTCACCAAGGTCAGTATTAGTTTCAACTCTACCATATTGATTTAAGAAAATATTACCACTATCATCATGAAGAGCAGATACTAAAAGTATTTGTCTTTCTTTAGTATATCTCTTATCTCTAATAAATGTAAGATATTTTCTATATCTAACACTTGCTAAATTAAAAGTATCAACAGACATAAATGCATCTGTTCTAGCATTATTATTAAATTCACTACTAATATCATCAACTGTCAATACTCTATTACCAATAGATTCATTATAGTCTGCTAGAATTCTAGTATCAAAAACCAGCTCATCTGAAATAGTTTTAGAACCTATTGTTAAAGTTTTTTCTCTTACCAAATCAAAATCAAATACTGTATTTAAATCCATTATAGAAATTAAATCATTTATAACTTCAAATACAGTTCCTGTTTGAGTTGTACTAACTCCCACCTCTTCTTCACTTCTAATGACTAAATCACTAAATTTTTTAAATCCTGCTGTATGATTTAAAGTAGATACAGCCTCTTTCCATTTTTCATAAGATACTTCAGATTTAAGTGAATATGAAAAATATTGATAATAATTACTATCAAAAATTCTTTGTGAACCATCATTTAAAAATCCAGTATTTTTTTGGAATCCTTCTTCTACTATAGAAGATGAACCAATATCATATAAAGAATTATCAGTTACTACTTCAGTAACAGTTCCTCTAGTTCCTGATGATTCACCTATAAATGATTTTCCTAATTCAAAATCTTGTGTTGAAGATACTCTAAGATAACCATAGGAACTATTCCAAGATTGAACAATACCTTTAGCTGAACCAGAAACTACACTTTCTCCTTTTTCAAATTCGTCAATTTTTAACTTAATATCAAAAATTGGAAATTCTTTTTCAGCTATAATCTTAGGTGATGAAAGAGTTGATTGGAAAGTTCCTGGAATTTTTCCATCAGTAATAATATCAGATAAATTATACCTTACAGTTCCTAAAGTTCCCCCAATATTAGGATCAGTTGCTAGAATTTCAAATAAAGTATAATCATAATCTGCACTATTATATCCTATACCAGTACTTCCTAAACCAACACTCACTCCCTCTATCATAACTTTCTTACCAACTTCAAATGGATAATCTGCTGCATCACTAAAACTAGCTCCAATAGTTATTGTTACATCTTTAGTTCCACTATTATAATCAATATTATTAATAGTATATCCACTAGAATTACTTGTAGGTATTATAATAGGAGTAACATTATTCAAAGTCTTAGTATTTTTTAAAATACTAACTTGAGTATCACCCAATTCATAATCCAATTCAACATCATCAACTACCTTTTTGGTTAATCCATCTAAAAGAACCAAACCAGGTGATTCTAGATAATTTTTACCTACTGAAGTAATTCCAATAGTATCAAGAGAAGTAAGTAAATCTAATTTAATTAATTGAGGTATATTAGCTTCAGGTCTAAGAGTTTTATCTACAGGATAATCAAAACCAATATCTTGAATGGTATTTTTAGATATTTTACCTATATTAGTACCCTGTGTTTCTAAAATAGCATCTTTTCCATCTGATGTTATTATAGTACTAATTCCAGGTAAAGTTTTATATTCATGTCCACCATTTATAATTTTAATACTGTTTATTGGACCTTTAGCATTATTAGAATCTGTATTATAAGAAAATACACCATCTTCAGATGTATATTCTAATTTTGGAGGTGTAAGAGGAGATATAAAGGAAAATGTAGTAGATCCAACTCCAACTAAAGTTTGAGTTCCAGATAATGTATTATCTAATAAATATGCTGAATTAGGATTTTCAATATTTTCAGTATCTCTAATTATTTCATTTTTAACTGCTAGATTTGTTGATTTATTAATAGGTAATAAATTATAGTATAATGTTTGATTAATTTCATCTACATTCTTAACTGTTAAATTAGCACTTGCATCTATACCAATTCTTCCACTTCTAACAACATTAAAATCATCAGTTTCTCCAGAAGTATCAAAAGAATTTTTAAGATTAGGATCTTCATAAAGGTTGAAATCAAAAGCACTATAAGAAACTCCACCATCAGTAAATGATAAAGATGAATCAGATAAATCAAAATATATTTTTAAATTTTTCTCCAATTCTATTGGAGGATTAATAGGTGAAATAGTACCAGCAGAAGCACTAGTAATATCAATAACTTTTGGTTCTAAATCTATAGCATCATAATAAGTATTAGATAATTTAAATGTATTTTTATCTACTACAGAAACATAATATATCGCATTATCAGATAATCCACCAGAAGAAGTGGTAGCAGTATGAATAACTTTTTGTCCATCACTATAACCATGTCTTGCTATAGTAATAGTATTATTACCAACACTAACATCTCCAGATGCAAATGTTCTAGGATCAATTATTAATCTTCTATTATAATCATTATAAGCTACTTTTATAGTAGTAGTTATTCCTGGCTGAATTGTTAAATCAACTTTATCATCAACTTTAAGTCCATGAGTAGAAGATGTAGATACAGTTACTGTTGATTTACTTAAAGATCCTACAAGTACATTAGAATAATTAGTTTTAAGACTATGATATGTATTAGTACCTACACCAATGAAATATAAAGTAGATACTGTAGTAGTACTATTAATTCCTACAAAATTACCTGTTGAACCTAATCCAACTCTTGCAGTAGCAATTCCAATTAAATCATCTGTTAATTTTGCAGCATATACTGTTTGTCCTTGAGTAAGAGCAAATCCATCAATACCATCAGTTGATACTGATATTCCAGCACCAGTATTAGTACTATATGTTAAAGCATCTCCTGTTTCTAATCCATGATCTTTAAAATAAAGTGCTTTAGTAGGAATGAATATTTCACTAATTCCAGTACCTGGATTAGAAAATGAAAGAGTTGATCCTATTCCAACACCAGTGATAGTTCCTAATCCAATTGATTCTATAGGATTAAAATATAATTCTTTATTTAATTTGAACTTAGAATTTTGTAATTCAGGTGTAGCATTAAATCTAAATTTTCTTGGTTTTTGTGAAACTAAACTATCAGCAGTGTGAGCTGTTCCTGTAGTTGAATTATATTCTCTTATTACTCTAACCCTAGATAAATCTGTATCAACATTTAATACTTTTACGCATTCATCTCCTATACCTAAAAGATCATTTTCTCTTATGTAAGGTTCTTCTATACTTCCATTTAAATTGAAATAAGTTATAATACCAGTAGAAGAAGAAGCATTTACTGCTGTATCTAATTTGAATGTATAAGTAGATACTCCAACATTTATTATAGAATTATTTGGTATACCAGAAGTACTTAATCCAGTTATATATGAAGATTCATTCAAATAAAAATTATGAGGAAGAGTTGTATAACCTACAAATTCTCCAATATAATCTCCAAGTGTAAATTCTATATTAGAATGTTCACTGTAAGCAACACTTACTTGATTTACAGTCTTACCTTTAATAAAATCAACTTTTGCCTTAGATCCATAACCACTAGATCCTGCATCTAGAAAAATTATTTCATCTCCAACTTTATAATTATTTCCCCCAGTAATAATTCCAACAGACTGAATATCACCAGAAGTAATATCATCAACATATGTTCTTTGCTTATGAATATTAATTGGGTTTACTAGGAAATCATAACTACTATCAGTAAAGAGGAAATTATAAGGAGTAGTATTTCTAACTAACTCAGTAGAATTAAGATCTACTAAATCTTGATTTGATTTAGAATCAAAATTATAATCGATAGATCTATGCTTATAAGAATTACCAATAAAATAGGGGAATTGAGGTTTTCTATAATTTTTAAATGCTCCAGTATCATCATTAATAGTGGGATTTATAAGAGCAAAATATGCATAAACTCCATTTGGATATTCTGGAGTTTTACAAAATCTACCATTATGTTCATCTAAATCTTTATCATCTGAGTAAGTATAATCTTCCACAAAGAATCCTTCAGGATATATCATCTCACCATTAGATGTGAGTGGATTAGGTCTATCAGTAGATATAGAGGAAGAATATCCTGATTCTAAAATCTTAATAGGACCACCAGAACTCCTAGTATATCCATATGGACCATAAATTGGACATCCATCATAAGACCATCCTATAATTGGAGAATGGTTGATAGAAACTTGTTCAATATCATTTTCTAAAGATAGATCTGGAACAAAAACTTCCTTATCTCCTATTGATTTTTTAATATAAACAGATTGTCTTAATTTTCTAGGAATATACAAATGAGAATATTGAAGACCATATTCTTCATTTAATCCATTACTTACAATTCCATCATCAGTTGTAATTTGATCATTTTGTATTAATCTTTCTACGCTATTAATAGTCCAAGTTTTTGGATTAGAATAAAATTTAGCTGAACTACCATTAGGTGTTACTGTTATACTAGCGTTTGTAGAAGTATGACCTACACCAGCATTAACTATTTTTACGGATTCAATTGATCCACCTTTTAAAATGGGAATAATTTCAGTTCCATCACCAGTTCCTTCAATTTTTAATTCAGGAGGTGAATTATACTCACTTCCTGAATTTATTACAATAACTTCAGATAATTTACCATCAATACTTATTACTGGAATTAATTGAGCGTTCTTACCGTTCTTTGCAGTAAAAGTTGGTTGTCTATTATAATTGATTATATCAGCAGATCCGTATGAAGAACCGCCATTAGCAACATATACAGACTTGATAGATCCTCTTACAACAGGTCTTAAAGATGCATTAAAGTTTTGACCAGAAAGAGTTGAAACTCCAATGTGTCCTTCTAAAGATACTGAAATTGGAGGATAATTAAATTCATGTATTCCAGAACCTCCAGACAATAAATTAACATATTCTTTATTTCTTATATAAAAATTAGCTGGAGTAGATCCTACACCAACAGCAGATAGTTTAAATGAACCACCATCTACTGATGTAACGTAATAATCAGTTAAAGTAGAGAGACCAATGATAGGTGTGGTCTTATTATCATATCTAATAAGTTCTCCTGTCTTATATCCATGATTAGGTATATTAATAATATTAGTAGCAGTATTAATTCCAGAAGAAGTGACTGAAGTTAACCTATTAGTATATCCTGAACCAGAGCTTCCAATACTTATAGAACTAACTACTCTCTTCTTATTTGCGCATTTAAGTTCTTGAATACCTGCTCCATAGTTAGTAAGTCCAACACTAGACACTCCAGAGATAGCATCTTGATAATTATTATGCAATGATACTGTAGTAGAGTTCTTAACAGAACAATAATAAGCAGAATCAGTAGTTAAACCAGCAATTGCAGTTTGAGTATCTGTAATGTAAGTTACAAGTTCTCCATCTCTAAATTTATGGAAAGTTGAGAATCCTATTGTATTATTTGTTAGATTAACTAATCCACCAAGCTCAGTAGAGTCAAATGTTAATGAATGATCCTTTTGAGTTAAATTTGCATATGCAATACAACCAGATCCATTTCCACCACTTATTTTTAAAGTAGGAGTAGAAATATAATCAAAACCCTCATCTAAAACATCTATTCTTTCTATAGAACCCTGTACTTCACAATAAGCAGAAACACCAGTTCCAACTGTATCGGTAATTTCTAAAATTGGTGGATTTATAACATCATAATTATCACCAGGACTAGTAACTGAAATTTCTTCAATTGGTCCATAATAAACAGCATCATTTGACTTGTAATTTAATATTTCAACACCATTTACTAAAATACCAGTTTTTCCAGTAGGAGTTGGTGGATTTACAAGTGTTGAAACAGGATCTTGAATTTTTCTTATTAATTTTTGAGATTGTATAGATTTTTTAGAAAAATTAGCAAGTTCAAATTTATTATTAGTTACTGTACCACTAAAAGATACAAATATACTATTCGCAATATTTGCGCTACTTTTAGATAATTGTATATTATTAATATCTACCTTTTTAATAAAATATTCACCTTCAGATAAATCCAGTTTATTATCATCATCTCCAGCAACATAAGTTACCTTTTCTCCAGTTATTAATCCATGATTGGGTATATTAATTTGATTATCTTCTTCAAAAGTTCCTGAAAATGTAATATCAGTTTCTCTAATATCTAATGCATCATTAAAATAACTAGGAAGTGAAGGGGAAGCAATATATACATTATTTCCATCAATACCTGAACTTAAGTAAGAATTTTGAATATTTGTAGTGTATATACTAGCACTAGGATAATTACTTAAATTAGATTTAGATAACAATCTTTGAATTTTATAGGATACATTAGCATTTAATTCACCCGATCCTTTAATTAGGACTTCTTTAGAACTGATAAGTGAAATAATAGAACATGCTACATCATTAATAAGGGCATCATCTCCTACTAGGAAATTATGATCATTAAAAAGGGTTAATTTGTAAGTAAAGTTGGAAGAGTCAATAAGTTCAATAGATTCTACATTATAGGTAATAGAAATATTGGAAAATAAGTTTTCTGTTACTTTACTTTTAGAAATAGAACCTAAACCTTTAGGTTCTATAGTATTACCAGATTCATTATAATAAGTAGTATCAAATTCACATTCTAAATCAGACAAAACACCAGTTACTCTAACTTTTACTTGATTAGAAGTACCTACTCCAGAATATCCATAAGCGTATGCATCTAATCTTAAATCTTGAGTTGGTTTAATATTTTTATCTACTCCAGAACATCCATAAAATTGATTTAAAGATTTAGAAGTATATGGTATGGTACTAAATGTACCATCTGGATAATTTGATATTAAAGTTCCAGTTGTTCCAAATCCTACAGTAGAATCAACTGTCAAAACAGTAGAACCTATAGAAACTGTATCTACTAATTTAGTGGTAGGATGTACAGTAAAATCTCCAGTTACTTTATCTAAATTATGATCATAATCTAAACTTAATCTATAATATACATTTTCACCTCTTACTACTCTTTCTATATTACTAATAGCTGCATTAGCTTTAGGAAATCCATAAACATCATCTTGAAACAAGTTCCTATTGATAAGATCCATAGGATCTCCATCTAAAGCTTGAACCATTAATTGTTTAGAAACCTTATAATTAGCATCTGAAGGTATAAAGAGAAAATCTCTTGGTTTAATAACTTCTACATCTTCTCCATAAAGTGCTCTAAAAAGAATTTCAAACGATTGATCTGTTCCTTTAGACGAATAAAAATCTTTTGACTGTTTAACAAATAATCTTTCATTTATATCATCATCTAATGCCCTTTCTTCAAATCCTGGTGTAATTTGAGTCTTTACCTTCTTAAAAAACTCTTTAAGAAATCTAATACTTAAATTATTAACTACTGCACCAGATGAATGAGTAGAAATGCCAGATTGTGAAAAAATAAGTTCATCTGGAGTGCCAGGACTTCTATAAGAAGTAATCCCACTAAATCCTCTAGAACATCCAGTAAATGAATTAGTAGTAATACCACTATATGTAATAATTTCAGAATCTATTTCAAGTAATCCAAAAGAATCTGGAAATCCAGTAGTAGACTTAACAGATATAGTATTATCGGCAATTCCTACATTAGTAGAAAGTTCAGTAGAATCTATAAGATCAGTTAATTCATCAATTTTAATATATTTGTCAATATTCTGTAAAATATCTAATGTAGATCCTTGATTTTCTAAAGCAGTATAATATTGTGCTAAAAAATCTCCAGCAAGAGGAAAATCCGCTTTAATGAAATCTGGCAGTTGATTTTTAACAACTGAACTTATTTTGACTCTTGTATTTTCTGGCATTGATATTAGTATGTTTGAGGAGCGGCCTGTGGCATATTAGTAGTTCCTACTACATATGTATCTGAGGAAAGAAGGGTAGTATTTTCCTGTTCAGATTCTGTTAATCTAGCAACATCACCTATCATATAACTAGAAGTTGATGTATGAAGATTACCTGAAGTATTTTCACCAGAACCAATAGTATCAGTAATCATATCAACAGTACTATTATTAACATCCAATTGTAAATATAAATCTTGCAATCCAATTACATCATTAGATTGTGGACAAGCAGAAATTTCTATTATAGGAATATTCTGCACTTCTTTAGATGTATTATTAATATTAATAGAATTAATCAATATTTCTCCCTTATCATAATCAACTGTTCCTACATTAGTAGAAACAATTCTAGGATTATTTCTAGATGCTAAAGTAAATAAAAATAAATTTCCTATTGTACCTTCTTCATTAGGAACATCACTCAAATAAACAGTTTCTGCAATTCCAGAAACATTAAAACCAGATGATTTGATATTATATCCATTATTGTTTTTTATATAAAACGAATTACCAAAACAAAGTTCATATTCTGCATTTTGGTTCAATGAAGGTTTTAAATTTCTTCTTATTTCTATTTTTGTGATATTTGAAGTTATTGAGTCATTACTATTATCAACTACAGTTTGAAATTTACTATATTTGAATTTCGCACCATATTTGTTCATTTCAGATGAATCTGCATAACTATTAATATTATTTGATATCACTGTTTTTACTGAATCTGCACTTGCAGCTAAATTAGGGTTATAATAAGCATTAATATGAGCTTCAACATACAAATATTTCAAATCTAGTATTTCTGTAATAATTCCAGCAACAGAATACTTCCTTAATAAGGTATTAAGGTTATTTTTAATAGAATCTGGTACATAAGGACCATAAAATGGTTTTATAGTGATAAAAACCTTTCCATATTGAGGAGGAGTCAATTCTTCACCTCCAAAAGCTGATACTGATTCAGTTTCTGGGTAAATTTTAGGAATTAATGCCTCATAATCACCTGCTGTAACAGCTCTATTAAATGTAGAGTAAATTTTAGGTGCAAAACGCTTAATTGAGTCAACAGATTCAATACTTTTGCCTCCTACAGACTCATTTACTGTAGAAAGTATTGAAATTCCTGTACTTATAAGGTTATTATTGTTATCTACCAATCTTCCATTAAAATTAAAGGAAGAAACTCCATTTGCATCTTCTCCAGCACTAGTAATATAGGAAACTTCAATATAATTCAGTGCTTTTAATGCTTCTCCAAAGACTCCATCACCAAAAATGAGCTCATATCTCTGATCTTCAATTTCTTGAACAAAATATACCCTAGAAGAGGAGGTAACTTCTATTAAAGTATCAGAAAATACATATTTTTTAGAAGAAGTACTAGATTCAGTCTCTCTTACAGTTACTTCAAGGGTAGAAGTATCAATATTTGCATTATCTAAGGTGTATCTTGATGGCGGAGCAGGATTTTCTGCAGAAACAGTGAAATTTGAGGTTAAAAATGTGCCTTCATAGATTGTAACATTGTTAAAAGTAGCAATTCCATCAATTACAGGTACTGTAATATCACTTGGAATAGAAAAAGAGTAACTTTCTGACCCAAATACTGATGCAGAAGTAGCTACAATACCTTTTCTAAGTGTTACGGTAACAGGTTTAGTGGTAAATCCAGTTGTATCTATAAAAAATGAGATTATTGCCTTTGCACAAGTCCTAGATCTTGGTGTATATCCAATATTTCTTGCTAATGCTACTACATTTTCTCTTAAAGTAGCACTATCTATGAAAACCTCATTGCTAATCATGTTAGCATTGTATGAGGAGATGTAAGTATTGTATGCTAATACATCAATTATGTTAGAAAGATTAGATCCTTCAAAATCATAATCAGTAAAATCAGAATTTTCCCTCAAATAATCAGTAAGTGAGGTCTTTATCTGATCGAAATCAAGATCTGTAAAGTTTACTAGTGCCATTTATCTTGTAGGCTGTAGTGCAAAGTTTAATTGTTGAGGAAGAGCTTCAATTCCTATGATGTCATAAGAGATAGTTACATTAAATTCATTGTTATCATAGTCAGCTTTCACTTTTACATCCTGTAATCTGACTCTAGGTTCATATTTAATGATGGTTTCTTCAATTTCATCTCTAATCACAGCAGCAGAAATGTCATCGATGTTATCGAAAAGCAATTCGCTGACTCCTGACCCTAAATTTGGATTGAAAAATCTTTCTCCAGGAGTAGTAAATACTAAATTTCTAATCGAACGTGCAATTGCAGTGTCATTTTTGACACCAATTAGGTCAGTAGTGATAGGATTTACCTCAAAAGACATGCTAATGTCCTTAAATCCCTTACTAATCCTTTCAACAGGCATGAATACTTAGTAAATATAAGTTATTTATGTGGGTTTGAATGTAAAAAATATTAAACTAAAAAGGTTCTATTTATAATAGCAAGGTTATGGAACTTTTATATATAATATTATATAATGTTTGGGCAAAATTTGGGTAAAGACCTCGGAAATCTAATCAGGTTTTGTCGTAAAGTACCCTGTTTTCAGGGTACTTTTTTGACGACTACTATTTGCGCTAAATAATTTTTAAATATTAGACTACCGAGGTCTTATGAAAACAATTAATTGCGTACGTCAAGAATACACAGATATTCTTTTAGAGGAAATCATAAAAAAATTCCCTCAACATAAATCCTTAACCCAAGAGTTAGAAGATTTATTATATAAGGGAACTAAATGGGATAGAAGAGATAATATTAAATAACTATCTTCCTTGTCCTCTATACCTTTTTTTAGGTTTATTGGCACTTGTTGCTGCGTATTTGGTGTGTTTGCCTCTACCTTGATAAGTTTTTTTAGGTATGCTTTCTACGTAATCACCACCTGAGAGAGATTTTCGGATTGGCATTAGTTTTCTTCCTCCATGTCTTTCATAATTTTTTCAGAGATCGCCAGAACATTTGAAACATTCTTTAGATTTTCTATTTGGAACATTACATCAGCAATGTGCTTGCTAATATAAGGTTCTTCATTTCTTGCCGCAAAGGAAAGAGCATTCCTTAATGATGCAACTGCCTCATCTAATGAGGATTGTACTTGTTTTGATAGTGTCATGAGAGGCTCCCTAGATAACTCTATTTTTTTCATGTCCAACCCTAATTCTTGGGTCACACCATATCTCATCTCCTGCTTCAATAGCATCCAAGCAGAATGAGACATCTTCACCACACATATCTTGTACTGCCCCAGATTCAAATACTTGCATCTTAGGAGCAAACCAAGGATAAGGTAGATTCTCAAAAACACCTTTCTTAATAAGTACCCAACCAAAACCTGTATAGTCTACTGTAAAAGGCTTCTTCCTCTTACTCATAGTCTCAACAGTTTCGTGATTCATGACTCCACCATTCTTTCTGAAATCATCTTCCTCTAACCAGTGTGCAACTGAGGTGGTTGTCCCATCTTCAGTGGCATACCAACCAGCAGCAATTCTCTTTTCATCTCCTTCTGCAGGGATTGCCATATCACAAAGTTGCCAGAACTTTTCTGTGTTAAAGACAATATCAGAGTCAATCCATAACTGATAGTCATACTCTAATTTACCATC